CAGCTTCTTCATCAAGCCCACCAGCCGCCCGCCGACGCTGTTCCAGGCGCTCTTTCCCGAACTCTGCGTGAGCCGAAACCTCGCCAAAAACCCCGGCGAGTTTACCTGTCCGCTGCGCCAGCACGAACCCAAGATCGTGGAGCCGCTGATATGGGCCAACTCCATCGACTCTTCCACTACCGGGTGGCACCCGGACGTGCTGGTGTTCGATGACATCAACACCAACCGCAACTCCAAGACCTTCGATGGCCGCGTTCGCATCACCAAAGCCTATAAACTTACCCGCAAGATTCTGAAGCCGACCGGAATCGAGATCAAGATTGGAACGCCCTACGGGTTGGGCGACACCTTCAGCGATGAGGTTCTGACCTCCAGGCCGGGAACCTACGACCGCATATTCAAACCCGCGATGAAGTTACTCAGCGGGGAGCGGCTAGACCAAAATGGATTCCCACTCGAAAGCGAAGTGGAACTCCTCTTTCCGACCATCCTCAGCTATGACTTTCTGCGGGAGGAGTACGAGGCCGAATACGAATCGTTTATGTCCCAGTACATGCTCGACAGCTACGGAGCCGCCGAACTTGTCTTTACCGACTCTCAGATGTTGGCCGCGATGGTGGACGAGGACAGGATGCCGATGGAGGGGCAACGCTTCATCCACTTCCGGCTTCCCTGCCGGACGCTGGACTGGCTCACGACCTCCGGCGCGGTGGGGGTGATGCGCAACAACCGCATGTTTATCACCGAGACCATCCAGGGCCACTACAAGCCGTCCATCCTCGCCAAGCTGATTCACGACGTAGCCCGCCGCAACGGGACGCACAAGGTTGTCATCGAGGACTCGCCGGGTGCGCGGATGATTCAACCTGCGCTCGATAACTACACTTTGACTACAGGCTGGGATATTCAGATCACATGGACGGAGTACCAGGGGGACGCCGCCGAGCGCGACACCCGCATCCGCAATCTGGAGCCGCTACTGGCAACGTCACGCCTGTTTTTCTCGAACGCGCTGAAGACCAAGCCGCTGATTGAGGGATTCGTGCAGTACGGCATGACGCCCGACAGTGGACTCCCCGATGTCATCTCCCGCGTTGCCGACAACCTGCCCGTGAGCATCGCCGCGACCGAGCTTGACGACGAAGACCTTGCGTGGGAGATGATGCGCGAACGCGACAAGTACAACCAGCTTTACGGACGCGGCCAGTACACTCCGCACGAGCCGGAGCCGGAGGAGGTTGAGCTAGAAGACCCGCGCATCGAAGACCAGATTTTCAACGGTCAGGGATTGGAAGTTTGGATGCCGGGGCTAGAATGACTACATGGCTATTCACCAAACTAAACCCGTGCAGGTGTGGGCAGACATAGACGAGGGCGTTGTGGATATGGTGGAGCGGTTGAACGAAATCCCCGGATGCCGAACAGATGACAGTTGCCAAGGAACGATTGGAGAAGGCGGCCCGCATCCTTACCCGGCCTACGTTTCGGCGCACTGGACTCCCGAAGCCTTGGTGCAGATTAAGCAGGAATTTGAAGTCTTTCCCGAAGGTAATGGGGCTTGGGGAATAGTATGCAGACGCGGCACCGCATGGCCGGGGCTAGAGTAACTGCATGAGAAAAGTAATGATTGACGCCGTACCAAAGGAATCAGGGTGTATGCAATTCACACCGAAGACGCCGGGGAGCATCGACTGTAAATGCGGTCACACCCTCTACCAGCATTACATGTGCGGGAGTCCAGACGAGTCGCGCTGCTTAGTGTGCCGGAAGGTAACTACATGAGAGACCTACTCCAGAGCCTACAATTCGCCAACATCGCGCCGATGTGTCCGAACCATCAACCGAAGGGCGAATACGTGCAGATGCCGGAAGAGGACGGTGGCGGGGTACTTTACGAGGTGACGTGCCCGAACTGTAACTATCACGGCATCATCAACCCAGATGCACTAGAAGACCTGTGACCGCCAGCGAGACTATGATCGAAGTGATGGGCCGCTTCCAGAAAGCGGAACCGGAGAGCGTCTTGATTGTGTGGACGGACGAGAAGGGTGGCGTAAGCGTCAAGAGTAACTGCACTCACACGCAGACGGTAGGCTTGGCGCGGTACGCCGAAGCCCTTGCGATGAAGAAGCTGCTTGAAGACGAAGACCCATTGGAGCTAGAATGAGAGCGGGAGTGGCGAAGGCAGCGGATACTTCTCTGGAAAAAAGCGCCCGCAGCCGCTTGTTCCCTCCCAACTCCGCCCCACGGCGAAAGCCGTGTCCTATCGCAGACGAGTGAGGCAAGCGGCCCCCGCAAGGGGGCCGTTCCTTTTGGGTAACGTGACTAGCAAAATTACTAGCGAAGGCAAACCGAAAGATTGTAATTGTGAATATCTCGGTGGTACTAATGCACGAACCGTAACTTAATCCCGCGCTCCGACGAGCAGAGCGCGTGGAACGTAAGTGGTGGAAGCGGCAAGGTTGTACGGCCCGAACCCCCCAAAGTCTGTAATAGCCGAGGGTGGTTATGGGAGCAGTCGCCGTATTACGGTCGGAATCTAGCCCGTGGGCACCAGTTCACCCCGACGACGTTACCACCCCGCCACGACCCGAAATCCCCCCCAAGTACACCGATGAAGCTGTTCTATCCATTGTGGTTCAGGACTTCGAACGGGCCTCCGCATGGCTGAATGACCGCCGTTGGCCGTTGCAGTGGACAGAGAGCGACGTGCTGTACCAATCGCCGCGCATGTTGAGCGTGTTCGAAGGCTCCAGCGTCACCCGCTCCAACGTCTCACGCTTCACCGTAGCGCAACAGACCAACGCCCTCGCCCCCGCCATCGCAGGGGCGATTTTTTCTGACCCCACCCCGTTCCTGATACGCCCCCGGCCCAACACCCACCAGGACACGACGCGGGCATGGACGGAGCTAATCTCCGAACTGCTTGACCAGATCAATTTCAAGCAGGAGGCGACCTATGGTATCGAGGCGTCCACCAATTCGGGCACCGTAATCTTCAAGATCGGCTGGGAGACAGAGACCAGCTACGAGACCCATTATGTGCGGAAGTCCGCCCCGCCCCAGGTGGATATGCCCATCGGCCCTCCCATGACCGTCTACACGGAGGAGTCAGATGAGTTTGAGGCGGTTGACGTGGAGATCACACGCAACCGCCCCGTCTTCGAGAAGTGCAACATCGGGCAGGTATTCGTTGACCCCAAGTGGAAGAGTCCGAATCAAATCTGGAAGGCCGGGTACATCGTCTATGAGGACTACCTGAATTACTATGACCTCCAGAAACTCCGCCAGAATCCCGACTATGACATCCCGCCCGACGACGTTTTACGCGCCATCTTTTTAGAAGACCTTGAGCAGACAAAGGCGGTTGACGCGCTCGAAAATTCGATGGTCGCAAACACCAGCGTCCATCACGCGGCCCTCCCCGATACCGACTACTCCGAAGACCCGTTGCTGAAGCCGATGCAGGTTCTCGAATGGTGGGACAAGACGGATGTGCGGGTGGTGCTGCAACAGGCGTGTGTCATCCGCAACGGCCCCCACAAGCTGCCCGACAAACCGTTCCTGTCTTCGAACTACTGGAACATCGACAACAGCGGCTATGGGATGGGGGTTGGCCGCATCGCCGGAGCCGACCAGCGCGTAGAGCAGGGGATGATTAACGCGATTCTGGATATTCTCGCCTTCGCCGTGCAGCCGGAGTATGCGATTGCACGAGGCGCGAACGTGCCCACCCAAGACCAGCGCCGGAGGCTGGGCGGTATCCGCATGGTGGACGGGATGGACGCCAGCAAGAGCATCGCTCTTGTGCCGCAGCCGCAGGTGCCGCCCGACTCATGGCGGGCCATTGCCGCCGCCGTCTCCTCCAGCCAAGCCGCTACCGGAGCAGATCAGGCGACCGTGCAGGGCACGCTGCCCGGTCGCGGGTCAAGCATGGGGCACTCCGGTACGGGAGCGGGAGCGATTGCAGCGGCTTCCGCTGGGCGGCTGCAATCCCCCGTCGAACGCTTCGTCGATGGCGTCTTCATCCCGTTCCTGAACTTCCTCTTCCAGATGGTCAAAGAGAAGATGCCGATGAAGGAAATCCGCGCCATCCTCGGAGATCGTGCGCCCGACCTCGC